GCATTATGGGCCCCGTGGGCCCAGCGATTGGCGCCGACACCTCGGCGCGCACCCAGTGAGTCTCTAAATGAAGAGACGTAGATGGCAGGTCAACACGGATGCATGTGTTCGTTTGCCATAAGTGGACGCGGTTGCCCAGTCCATAGGTGAGGCGATTATACAGCCATGGGATCGTTCACCCCATGCCTCAAGCTGCAAGTCGACCGCGTTGGCATCACCACCGGCGAGACCGATGGCGCGGCGTAGCTGCGATCCTGTCAAGCGGTCCTTGACTAGGTACAGGATCGGGTAGTCCGTCAATACGCCCTTGACGGGGGTCTGGTTTATTAACCTCTCTACTGTGTCGCTTCCGACTGCGAGAGACTGTCGTACGGGCCGCAGGCGCAGGCGCTCCACAACACGGCTGGGTTCGGCAAGTGTCTTGCCCCAGCTGGCTTCAACCATTGGGTTGAGTGGAGATATCCCGGCTTCGGTCAGTACGGTGGTCTCGAGCGGAGTCATCATCGAGGAGAGGTACGTTGTCGTTGCTGCCATCGGCAGCTTTGAGTAACCGTGGTCATCGGGCTCGGATCTGATGACCGTGGCGCGTATGCTACGGTAGGTAGCGCCCGTGGCATACTGTGGGCCGTTCCCAAGAGCTGCGTTTCCGAGTAACAGCTGTGCCAGCCGGTCGTGGTCCTCCCTCGGAAGTTTCGTCATGCGGATGACTGACTTGAGGAGGAGCAGGGGCAAACCGGGGGCACCGGAACGGTTAACGAGTGTGCGAGATGCCGCACAAATACTTGTCAGGGCCTCGAGAGGCCCGAGTAGGATGTCGGAAACCCAATTGCCGCTCACCGTCGAAGCGACTGCACGAGCGAAATAGCCGTAGCAGTCTCGGCCCTGACAGGCGACACGCAGGAACTCCGTCGACACGTGCCCGACGGATTGCTTGATTGGGTTCATCCGCAGTTGGGACGATGATATCCGCTCTTGAACGCGGGTCGCGTCTGCGTATGACGCCACCCCTAGATATACATCGTCCCCGACGTGCAGGGAAACGGAACGGTCAAAGAGCTCATCTCCAAGCTCCAACCGCAGGTAAACAGCGTTCAGGATGCTGTTGATGTAGGTTGTGCAGCGGTGGCCACTCATCAGAGTACCACGACTGCGACCTACCTTGACACCCCCAACGTAGATATCGGTCTTGTCGAAAGACTCGACCAGTCGGGCCGCTAGGTCGGGGGGGTAGTTTGTGAGCGCGCAGGTCTCCTCGATGAGAATCTTCATCGCTACGTTTGAGTGCTGTGAGTTGAAGTCGTCGTAGTCTAACATCATACTCACCCCCGCGCGCTCGCGGGCGGCTTTCGTCCGGAAGATCATCCCCGCCGCCCCACCACGCCCGGGGTCTAGGATGATCCTCTCATGGCGCCATCGTTTCTCGATCGGGGCCATGAGGTGTTCGAAGCTCAGGTAGTTGAGGGTATCGCAGGCAAAGATTGCTCTGGTCTTCCCCTGCTCGAGCTTCGGGCTGCCACTCGCCACGGTGTACCCGTCCCACGCGGGGCGAGGGTCGTCGCGCACACGTTCGAGCCAGGCGCGCCTGTGCTCTCGGGTGACCCCGGGAGGGCGCTCCTCGGCTACCACGTGTGACGTGGCGATGTTGGAATGGGCCCCGTTCACGGCCCACAGCCAACGACTCTGCCAGTGCTCCTCAAGAGATGGGAAGGCGACGGTGTAGCTGTCGTCTTCCCGCCGGATCTCGGTGGTGAGGAAGTGGCGTATCTGGCGACGCAGTTCGGCCTCCGGGTAGTTGGCGACAGTCGTCTCAACTTTTGGGTTGGTCCGGTATGCCGCCTCCTCGCGCAAGTCGATTGCGCCCACGTCCCTGCCGAGCAATGTATTTGCCTCGGCGAGTAGGGCTCCCAATCGGGTGCTGTTACCGCCGGTGGCTTTGAGGAACGTAGTCAGGGCTTTACAGTACTCAGGCGCCCTGACGAGCCTGGCGGCCGTGTCGAACGGGTCACAAACGCCGTTGTGACTCAATCCGTAGCCGTAGATTATCACCGCCGCAGCGGCATCATTTGCCACTCCCGAGTAAGCGATCGTGCTCAGGGTGGCCTCCGCCTGTATCGCGAGAGCAGGGGAGAGACCCGTTAACGACCCCATCACCTCGTTCAAGTAAACATTCACTTTATTGGAGGCGGCGGGGTTGCTCTTCAGTGGGAACGCGTCACGGGTGCGGGACGCGCTCAGGCTCCAGCCATCCTTCGACGGGCGGGACTGACGTGGTGCCAGACCGTCCAAGGGGGGCAGTGTTGCCTGTAGTAACGTGGTCAGTGCGTTGTGTGGCACCGGCACTTGTATGGGCATCGCTGGGACTAAGAAAGCTCCAGCGGCCCGGACTAAGGGTGATACACGCGTACCATTCCAGAACGGGGCGTATATCTCACTCATCTGCCCAGCGTAATCTAGCTGGGCCATCCTCCTCAACCACCGCCTATCCAGCAACCCTTTCAGGTATTGGCCCAAGGAGCCGGTTGCTTTAGCTCTTGTGGCCACAGGCAGCTCAATCATTGAGCGGGGGCCGGCTGGGCGCCGGCGGCCTGCTCGTTGTTATTGCCTTCGCGATCGAAGGCGCCTGGGATGTGTGGTGCGGGGAGGGGGTCTAACTGACGTTCATCAAGCACGCCAGCGGGGGGGTTGGGACCGGTCGGCGGTGCAGCGGCCGGCGGCGGTACGCCGGCCCCACCCTGGGGGGGAGGGGCGGCGCCGCCACCGGGTCCACCGCCTAGCGGGCCCTGGGGAGGGAGGCGCGGGGCCCGCTGCGGCTCGTGGTGAGCCGTTGGGGGCAATGGCGCGCCTCTCGAAGTGCCAGCGCCACCGACGTTACCGCCGATGCCGCGCCCTGTCGTCGTGCCGGGATCGGCCCGGTACTCGGAGTAGTCCGTATCACGATAAGTGGTGTCGGACTCACCAAACGACGGGGGTACATTCGATACGGCCATAGTAGGTGAGGCCGCCCCACCGAACGCGCGTGCCCGCACAGTCGCCTGAGCGAGAGCGATCGCAGCCCTCGACCGCGCTCGTCGTGCCTCGCGATCCTCATAGTTCGAGGGCCCCGTAGGCAGTCCGGTCGGTCTCGTCACCCGAAAACTTATAGACTCGTGAGCCATTTCGTGTTCGTGTGGGAGGTCTGGAACCGTCGCGTTGAAATCGTTATCCCACGTGATCAGGGAGACTTTGGCCCCGTAGTTAGAGTTCGTGTTGATGAACTCCGCAGGGGCAGGGAAGCACGACTGGCCGCGCCGCCACAGATACGACGAGATTGGATCTGCAGCGGCATGTTTGACGGGGACGGGGCCTGCCGTGGGCCCCTGGTCACCGGCCAGTACGACTGAGTCCTCATCGAACTGGTACAGCTTGATGTCGGCGAGGACTGCTGGGTCGCCCGCGTAAGCGCAGATGAGCGCAGACGTACGGGCGGACCGCATCTTGAAGGCCACGGTCGCGTGGTTCGCGGTAGTCCCGCGTTCGAGTAAAGCGAACTTCTCGAAACACGGTTCGTGGGCGACGTGACCGGGTGTGACCTTACTCGCGTAGCCGGCGTGCTCAGCCGGCGAGTCGAGGAAGTCACGGGGGATCAAGCTGGTAGGCTCGATCCAAAAGTATGGCGCCACAGTCTTGTGGCGCAGGTGCCTATCCACCATGCCCCCGCCCTGGTCAAGGGCGAGAGATGCAACCGTGCAGAAGTGGCTCTCGGCCACCCCCGACACGGTCCGCGTCCCTACGATCTGGCCTAGCGCCCTCATGTACAAGGGAGCGAATCGACCTAGGTCGGCGGAGATCTGTCGCCCGATGGCTCGAGCGTCGGCGTCAGTGGGCTCGCCCTCTGGCGTACCGGCCGGCGAGATTGGTCCATCCGCCGACGTGAAGACTGTCGGGAACAGACCACCCGGGCCCGGGACCAGAGGGTCACAGTGTGCAACGGCGGCCGCGGTTTTGAGTGCTATCGCATCCACCCAGGCCGCGACGGCCGTGTTCGCCGTCCCGGCGAGAGCCGGGAGCGACGGGAAGGCACGGAGGGATTGGTTCACGCCGCCGTACGGGGTGCGGAAAGCGGCGTGGCGGAAAAGGTTCCTCATGAACCCGCCCTCGTCAGTGTGTGCCACGACAGACACACACGAATGTATGCCCCGAGTGAGGGCATAGGCGAACACATCACCCCCCCCCGAGCTCTCGAAGTTCGCTCCCAGTATGCGGAGCGCTTCGACGCAGGCTGTGGCGAAAGCCGGCCCGACGACGGAAGGGATGATTGGCTGGTTGGTATTCGCGTCCAACCGAAGTACGTCTGTCGTTACTGCTGCGCCTTCACCATTGGCCGCGGCGGCCAGAACAGCGAAGACGTGGTCGTTGCCGACCGTATCGACAGTGCGTGGTATGAACACGCTATCGATACTCGCCGTCTGAGGCGAGTCGAGTGTCCCGAGTGCGGTGACTCGAGTGGGCTGGCCGGCAATCAAATTGACGGTACCCATGTTGCCGTAGAGCGAGGCGGCTGCCACGCCCTTCGCCAGTCGTTCGACCATACCGGCGAGGTCCATTTTCTGCCACTGAGGCGAGAAATTGGAGAAGCGACGCGCGTAGCCCTCGAAATTGGCGGCCTCGACAGCATTGATGTCAAGACTACAGTCGATGGGGATCGCGTGTTCTGAGCGTGGCGCTAGGGCGTCTCGCGCCCCAGCGTGACGGAAGCCGACCTCGTAGAAGATCGAGCGGCCGTATGAACCACGCTGTCCGTGTTCCATCGTACCGATGAAGACACCGGCACGATAGCGGCGGTACTCTTCTGCGGTTTGCAGGAGAGCGCCGCGAGGGTCAGCGAGCGTAGACGCAAGCTGGGAGGCCTCAATCGAAGGGAAACCTTGGGTTGAAGCCATAGCTGTGATTGTAGTGCGAGATCGTGTTACTAGTTGTTAAATCGTTGGTATCAACGGAACCCTCCTCCAACAATTCAACACCCATTCCCGGAATCATCCGAAAGTTACTTTTCAGGCTTGCGGAGCCGCAGTACGGCGGGTGTAACACGACCGCCAGTCTTCCCGTTTACCCGGAAAGTGGCACTCGCTTGAAACACCGCGGCGGCCCATCGTAGGGCCTCGGGCGGTGTGCCGAATAGAGAACTGGGAAACTTTCGATTCTTCGTTTTCTATC